AAGGTGCAAGTGGGGTAACTCACCCTCTTATATCCGAATCCGTAACCCAGTTTCAGTCACAAGCTTATAAAGAGCTATTACCGTCTGGTGGGCCTATAAAAACCCAAATTTTGGGTGAAAAGACCCCGGAACGTGAGGCACAGGCGGGTAGAATAAAAGAATTCATGAATTACCAGATCACGGAAGTGATGGAGGAATTCGATCCAGACACAGACCAAATGCTCTTTTACCTACCTCTGTCTGGGTCAACCTTCAAAAAAGTATACTTTGATCCCACAAGGCAGAGAGCCGTATCGAAGTTTATCCCTGCCCAGGACTTGGTTATTCCTTATTCCGCGAGTGATGTACAGACAGCGTCTCGTGTTACTCATGTTTTGCGTATGGACGAGAACGAACTGCGTAAGTTACAGCTTGGTGGAGTATATAGGGACATAGAATTATCTGCCGCTGAAGAAGACGCTTCGGCAGTAGAAGAGAAGAAAAACGAATTAGAAGGAATATCTAAAGGGTATTCGGAAGAAACCCACACCATCCTTGAATGCCATTCAGACCTAGACATAGAAGGTTTTGAAGACATGGGGGCAGACGGACAACCTACAGGGTTAAAACTGCCTTATATTGTTACAGTGCACAAGGACAGTGGTGAGATATTGTCTATCCGTAGGAATTATGACGAAGGCGATCAATTGAAGAGAAAGAGGCAATTTTTTGTCCATTACAAGTTCATGCCCGGTCTAGGTTTCTACGGTTTTGGTTTAATACATATGCTCGGTGGGTTAGGAAGAGCAACCACGAGTATTCTAAGACAGTTGATTGACGCGGGTACACTAGCTAATTTACCTGCAGGTTTTAAGGCACGAGGCGTAAGAGTACGAAACGACGATGAACCTCTACAGCCTGGTGAATTTAGGGATATTGATGCTCCTGGTGGGAACATCCGTGACGCTATTATCCCGTTACCATATAAGGAACCTTCTGGAACACTGGCACAGCTTCTAGGAACGCTGATAGAGAGTGGTAGACGCTTTGTTTCTATTGCAGATGCTAAGATAGGTGAAGGAAATCAACAGAACGCCCCTGTAGGCACTACTGTAGCCTTGTTAGAGCGTGGCATGAAGGTTATGTCAGCAATCCACAAACGGCTCCATTTCGCCCAGAAAACGGAGTTTAGGCTATTAGCAAGGATTTTTGCAGAGAACTTACCTCCTCTTTACCCTTATGAGGTCGCAGGAGCAGAGCAACAAGTAAAATCAACAGACTTTGATGCAAGGGTGGATGTACTACCCGTAAGCGATCCAAACATATTTTCTATGGCTCAGAGAGTAACTCTGGCTCAAACTCAGCTACAACTAGCTCAATCTAACCCACAAGTACATAATGTTCATGCTGCTTACAGACGTATGTACCAAGCTCTGGAGGTACAAAACATTGAGGAGATTCTTCCACCGCCACCGCAACCACAGCCAACTGACCCTGCCATTGAAAATGCGAGAGCCTTGGCGGGTGAGCTATTACAAGTATTTTCGGAACAAAGCCACGATGCTCATATACTGGTACATACTACCTTTATGCAGACACCTCTGGTAGCGACATCTCCACAAGTTATGGGTACGTTCTACTCACATCTTCAAGAGCATATAGCATATAAAGCAAGAGCGATGGTAGAGAAAGAAGTAAACGAGGCAGCAGAAGGACTGCAACAAGGTGTACAGCAAGGACAGATTGATCCTATAACTGGACAGACTTATATGAATGAATTAGAACAAGGAGCTAACGACCCCGCCTCCATTGAAGAAAGGGTCGCTCAAATAGAAGTACAGCTAATGAAGGAGGTCATGGCTGCGGTTGCCCCACCACAACAGGTGCAGGAAGATCCACTCGTAAAGATACGAATGCAAGAACTTGCTATTAAACAAAAGCAAGCAGAAAATGATGCAAGTGTAGAGCAATCGAAATTACAGCTTGAGCAGATGAAACTGCAACAACGAGCTGCAACCGACGCTGCAAGATTAGAATTGCAGGAAGAAGTCGCTGACGAAAGAAATCAAGTAAATAGAGAAAGAATAGACGTACAAAGGCAGTCAACACAACAACGAGGCTAAAATGTTTGACCCTATTACGATCACGGCTGCCGTCAGCACGGCATCCACCGCCTTTGCGGGGATTAAACGTGCGTTTCAAGCAGGACGAGATCTGGAATCTATGTCCCAGGATCTATCTAGATGGATGGGGGCGGTAAGTGACGTGGATGCAGCGCATAAGTCTGCTAAGAACCCTACTATGTTTCGTAAGGTGTTTGGTGGGGGTAGTATTGAATCAGAGGCTATTGAAGCTTTTGCAGCAAAAAAGAAACTTGAAGAACAGCGATACGAGTTAAAACAGTTTTTAATGTTTACGCATGGCTCAAAGTCTTGGGATGAGTTACTCCAGATGGAGGGGCAAATCCGTAAAAGGCGACAGAAAGAGATATATGACAGAAAACTATTACAGGAGAAAATTATTGGGTATATCTTACTTACAGTGGTTCTTATTATTGGTTTTGGTATTTTGGGTAGTTTTGTATACACACTTATGGGCATCGACAGAGGATGGTGGCAGTAAATGTGTTCGGAAAGATGGCGGTCAATATACATTCGAATGGCTCTGTGCCGAGGAAGGTGTGATATATTTAGCACAGTCCGAAAATATAAAACAATGTTTTACTTGTTTCTTAAAGAAATTCAGTGATTGGACCTGGGAGCAAGAAAAAAGATTAGGAATTAGAGAAGACCCTAAATACATAACGTGTCGTAGATATAAGAGGGTACAAGCAAAGAACGGTCAGCAAGTTTGTCTATACAAGGGCGCAAATGACACTTATACTTTAGTCGTAGAAGGGCAATGCCCCACCGAATATCGATGTAAGTATGATCCGAATGGAAAAGAACCTAATATAGATAGCGTAGTTGACTCACTAAACGACAAATTCAAATGAAAACATTAGCATTTATCTTAGTTATAATGAATAATACGGTTCCAGAAGGAGAAATAACGTATTCTAGCTTTTCAAAATGTAAGTGGTTTGAAGACATTATAAACTTCTCGACAGCGGGAAAGACTAGAAACTACTCAGCGTATTGTAAACCTATTGTTATAACGAAGGACGGAGAATGACACAAAAGATATTGGAAAAAGGATCAAAACTGGCAGAGGAGTTAGACATAGACAAGAACGGCATAATAACAGACAAAGAACTTATGATGAAAGAACGTATGGTGCGTCTGGACAACTTGGATAAAAAGGAAGACCAACAAAGATATATGGTGTGGTTTTCTGCTATTTCTGTTACACTGTTTATCGTTGTATTGATGTTGCCTATAGTTCCATTAGATAGAGTTGATCATCTGAGTTCTATAGCTTCTACATGGGTGATAAGTAATATGGGCATAATTGGTGCTTTTATCGCTAGTAATGCTTTCAAGAAAAATGGAGAAATAAAACATGAATCTATGTGATTTACCATTATGGCGTATGCCTAAAAAGATATTAACTGATATAAAGAATGGCGTTACGTCAGTCTTAAAGAGAACGGAGAAAAGTATGATTAAATATATAAAGAGGCTTTGGTGTGCCTTATTAAACAAAAAATGCGATGTTTGTAAGTGTAAAGAGGCAGAATAATGCTTTCAATGATTTTAAGCTCTGTAGGCAGTCTTGCTAGTTCTTACATAGAAGGAAAGACGGCTATACAAAAGGCTGAAGCTACTATTCGTATGAAAGAAGCTACAGGCGAAATAGATTGGGATCTAGCTGCGATGAGAGCCTCACAGTCCTCGTGGAAAGACGAATGGCTTACCCTACTTTTCAGTATACCCCTTATTTTAAGCTTCTGCGGCTCGTGGGGCAGAGAAATAGTAGCAGATGGATTTGAAGCACTTGCGGGGATGCCCCAGTGGTATCAAGTTGCGTTAGGCAGTATCGTTGCTGCGAGCTTCGCTACTCGGTCAGCTTCCAAGCTTTTCAACCTAAGAAAGAAAAAATAATAGGCAAAAATCCTTATCCTTTCGGACCATACGCAATCGTGGGTCGAGTTGTTACTTGCGAAATCTGTGGACATCAGTATATTGGCAGTGGGTGTGTCTTTTGTGAAAAAACCCACACTCACCAAGAATCTGTTGATTGGACAGATGAAGTAATTAAACAAAAGGAGAAAAAAGATGACGTTCAGACTATCTCAAAGAAGCTTCCAAAAACTAGTAGGCGTGAATGAACAGTTACAAGATACTGTTAAAAAAGCTATTGAACTGACGAAAATCGACTTTGGAGTTATTTATGGGGTGAGGACATTTGACGAGCAAAAAAAGCTTTATGATGCCGGAAGATCCCAGACGATGAACTCAAAACACCTTTTACAAGACGATGAAACAGGTCATGCTGTGGACTTAATGGCGTACCAAGACGGAGATCCTTGTTGGGAAATCCAAGTCTACGATGAAATAGCCGATGCTATGAAAGAGGCGGCTGTCAGAACCGATTTGAAAATTCGTTGGGGAGCCGCATGGCATATAGATGACCTTCGTGCTTGGGAAGGAACAGCAGAGGACGCAATGAACGCATATGTGGATTTACGTCGCTCCCAGGGCCGTCGCCCGTTCATTGACGGACCCCACTTTGAAATAAATTAAGGACTATATGTATGGATGTTGTTGACTTTGCAAAATATTTGTATAATAAATTTGATGAGAGAGAAAAAGATATTGCACAAGATCTAGTATTAGGAAACATAAAAGATTGGAATCAGTATCAACATTTAGTGGGTGAGGCACGGGGACTCTCACTCGCTAAAGAAGAAATAAAATCCCTGCTGGAGAATAGATTAGAAGATGCCGAGCAAATTATTAGTTCCTGACTTTTATAAAGTCCCAAACAAAGAACCAGACCTTCCCCTAAAAGACAGATTACCGCAACCCACAGGTTGGAGGATACTTGTTATGCCCTATAGAGGCAAAGGCAAGACCGAAGGCGGGGTATTTATGCCAGAAGATGTCGTTGAAAGAGAAGCGTTGGCTACAGTTGTCTCTTATGTGTTAAAGGTTGGACCTTCAGCGTATAAAGATGAAAATAAATTTGGAGATCAAAAACCTTGGTGTAAAGAAGGTGATTGGGTCTGCATTGGTCGATATGCCGGGGCAAGGTTTAAAATTGATGGTGGTGAAGTAAGAATTATTAACGATGACGAAGTTATCGCTACTATCCAACATCCAGACGACATATATAGTGTTTAGGAGTTAACATGGAACAGGAACAAAGAGTAGAAGAAGCAGAAACCGTTGAGGTAGAAGTTGCAGATCCTTCCATTAAGGAGCAAAAAAGCAAAGAAGTAGAAGTTGTTCAAGAAGTAGAAGTAGAAGGAAAGCAAACTGAGACAAAAGAAGAACCGAAAGAGGATGAACTTGAGAATTACAGTAAAAATGTTCAGACTCGGATAAAAAAGCTTACAGAGAAGTATCGAAAAGAAGAAAGAGATAGGGAAGAAGCCGTGAGGCTGTCACAGCATCTCTTAGAAGAAAACAAAAAGCTTAAACAGACAGTAGGAAATCTTGATAAAGGATATCTTTCTGAATATGGCACTAGATTGGAGTCACAAGAAGACCAGGCAAAAAGGGCTTATTCCGAAGCGCATCAAGCCGGAGACTCCGAGAAAATGTTTGAAGCTCAGAAAGCTT